CGGTGTGTAAAGAGACTTCTAAGGAGATGTACCGGATTCAGGATTTGATTGATAATCCAGGAGTGTATTATGATCCTCAGCCTGTCGAGGCATTTATTAATTTTTGCGAAGGCGAAATGTGTCTGACAGACGGTAGTGATCTGAAGCTCCTGGATTCTTTTAAGTTGTGGGCTGAACAGGTGTTTGGCTGGTATTATTTTGTAGAGAAGAGCATCCCCGTCGTCAGTGCAGATGGATATTCTGTTCACTATGAAACCAGAACTGTCAAGAAGCGGCTTACAACAAAACAGTTTCTTATCGTCGGACGTGGTGCTGCAAAGTCAATTTATGCCAGTTGCATTCAGAGTTATTTTCTGAATGTCTCAACAGAGACTACTGACCAGATTGTTACAGCACCTACGATCCGGCAATCAGAAGAAACCCTCGGTCCGATTAAGACAGCGATTACTCGGGCACGAGGGCCTTTATTTAAGTTTCTCACGGAAGGAAGCTTACAGAATACGACAGGATCAAAAGCAAACCGCGTAAAACTGGCTTCTACTAAACTTGGTATACAGAATTTCATTAATGGCTCTATTATTGAATCACGTCCCATGTCGATCAATAAATTACAGGGCCTTCGTCCGAAAGTTGCGACCATTGACGAATGGCTGTCGGGGGATATCCGCGAAGACGTGATTGGTGCAATCGAACAGGGTGCTTCGAAACTGGATGATTACTTTATCCTGGCAACGAGTTCTGAAGGAACAGTTCGGAATGCAGCCGGCGATACAATCAAAATGGAACTCATGAGCATTCTGAAGGGCGAGTATGACAACCCTCACATCAGCATCTGGTATTACAAGTTGGATGATGTGAAGGAAGTCGCAGATCCCAACATGTGGGTGAAAGCAAATCCGAATCTTGGGAAATCAGTCAGTTACGAGGCTTATCAGCTGGACGTTGAGAAAGCAGAAAAAGCCCCGGCCAGCAGAAATGATATCCTGGCAAAGAGGTTTGGAATCCCCATGGAGGGTTACACATATTTCTTTACATATGCAGAAACGCAGCCTCATCCCCATCACGATTTCTGGAACATGGCATGTTCAATGGGGATTGACTTGTCGCGCGGCGATGACTTCTGTGCGTTTACGTTTATGTTTCCGATTGGTGATGGAAGCTTTGGCATAAAGACTCGGTGCTATATCTCTGGATCGACTTACGCGAATCTTCCACAGGCCATGCGTCAAAAGTATGATGAGTTTATCGAAGAAGGAAGTCTTCAGGTATTGGATGGAGCGATTCTCGATATGATGGATGTGTATGACGACCTTGATAATTTTATTATCCAGTCAAAGTATGATGTTCGTTGCATCGGTTATGATCCATATAACGCTAAAGACTTTGTCGGCAGATGGGCAACAGAGAATGGCCCATTTGGTATTGTGAAAGTTATTCAGGGTGCCCGTACAGAAAGCGTACCTCTCGGAGAGCTAAAGAAATTATCAGAAGAGAAGGCACTGATTTTTGACCAGCAGATGATGACATTTACGATGGGAAACTGCATTACACTTGAGGACAGTAACGGCAACAGAAAACTTTATAAGAAGCGCAATGATCAGAAGATTGATAGTGTCGCCGCTATGATGGATGCCTTGGTTGCATATAAGATTAATAGAGAGGCGTTTGATTAATATGAGTGAATATTACGGTATATCTCAGCACTCTGATTTCTTTATGCACTACGGTGTCTTAGGTATGAAGTGGGGCGTGCGTAGGCTACAGAAATACAGATCCGGAACTCCTGCTCAAAGAAAACGGTATGATAGGGGACTGGAGAAGCATTTTAATAAAGCCAGAGATAAACTCAACAGGCTTACCGAAGAAGGCAAAACAAGGCGAGCAAAACGGATGAGTAAAGCAATGGCTAACGTGTTTTACGATACAGACTATGACAGGTCTGAAAATGATAAAACACGGGCATTACGTAAGCAAATGGATCAATTAGAACGTAATTTCTATAAGTCAAAGGATCACGACCGGATTATTCGAAAGCTTGCGAAACGAGATGCCAAGAAATATGCAAAGGGCACAAAGGATGATGTTAAGCAGTATTACTATGGTTATAAATATGACGACTTAGATAATGGCGAATCGTTCAGAACATTTGTTAATCAAAATAAGAAAGTGGGCGCAGCATACAAAAAGCTCGAAACTGATCTCTGGAACGAGAAGGACAAGCTGCGTAAGAAACCCGCTTATTAATTCTCACAGGTGATCAATATGAAATATTATGGAGTAACACGCACCACGGATCACCTGGCGCATTATGGTGTCTTGGGTATGAAGTGGGGAGTTCGCAGACAACGACCCAAATCAAGCAACGTTGTATTTATATCCGGATCATCAAAAACTCAAGACAAATCTTCTCCATATTACAGGAGAAAATTGCCTAAAGAAATACGGAAGCACATTAAGCAGAGTATGAAACAAGGAGATTTGTTTATTGTTGGAGATGCTCCTGGAGTCGATCGGCAAGCGCAGCAATATTTGAAACGTAAACATTATGACCGTGTTGAAGTATATGGACCCGGAACAAAGGTTCGATATTCAGCAAACCCCAAATGGAAAACACATGCAATTAATGATCCTGATCATAAACCAATGTCTCCAGAATGGCTCGCGAAAAAAGACATTGCTATGTCTAAGCGAGCAACTAATGGTATTGCAGTAATTTTGGACGAGGGCAGTCGGGCTACAAGGAATAATGTAGAACGAATGATTAAGGACAAGAAGCATATGCATATCTATGAATTGTCTGGGAAAGGTCCTCGTCCATTAATCAAAGGAATTAACCCTGGAGGAGATCAGCATATTCATTACTGGGGAAAACTTGACCCTGATCGTAAACAAGGAAGCGGTTGGAATATTGGCGGACATAATTATGTGGTAGAATATCGAGGCGATGTTGATCGAAAAACCAGAAAAAAACTATAAATATGGAGGAGTCGCTCATGGATCATTATTACGGAGTAACTCGCTCCGGAGAATTCTTATATCATTACGGCGTCAAAGGTATGAAGTGGGGCGTGCGGAAAGCAATCCTTACAGGGAATCAAAGAGCCCTTGATAGACATTATCGAAAAGCTGCTAAGAAATTGGCCAAGCTGACTGATCTCGGTCTCAATAGCAAAAAATATGCTGCCAAGGCTGCTGCCTATGGTGCCGCAGCAACTGGAACCGGAACTCTTGTTGTTGGTGGGACGAAGATGGCAGGGCATATTGCAGGAAGATTAACACCAAAAATCGCCGCATTATATGCTAAACATATGCCACATACCAAAAAGACACGTGATGCTTATCGTGTTTTAAGTGATTATAATGCAACAAATGATGCGGTTCAAACTTGGGGTAAAAAAGAACATATCATTCCTTTCTTGCAAAATAAAGCAGGAGAAATGAAAACAATATCTAATGATGCCTTGTATCGTATTGGTGCCGGAGCCGTGACAGCAGGTTTAGCAGCCAAATCCGCACAAAATGCTTATCGGGCTACCCATGGTGCCAAGTATCGCAAAAGCAAAAGCCTGGCGTGATGAAATGGATTCTGCATTTAAGGGTACACAATATGAGGGACGTTACGATCGGCCTAAGCGAAGAAAAAGAAGGAAAGGATAGACGATGAGTAATACATATTATGGCATTGCTTCTACACCAACTTCTGATTTTCTTGCCCACTATGGCGTCAAAGGTATGAAGTGGGGTGTTCGGAAGGCTGTAGAACGGAACGACTGGAAGGGCTTATACAGACAGTATAAGAAAGCCAACCGTAAACTCAATCGCCTCAATCGTAATGCAGATATATCTATTCAAAAGAAAGACATAGTCAAACACCTCAGACGAGCTGCTTTGGCTGGAGCGATTGGTGCTGGAGTTGATGTTGGATTAAGAAACTATTATTTTAGCAAGATTAAGAATCCAATTACCGGTGTGTCATATGGAACAAAGCCAAAATCTAGAAAAAAGAAAGTTGTTTGGGAAGGTAAAGGCGTTGAGAAGAAGGGTGACGGTATAATTACAGAGAAGATTCGTGAAGCCATTGGCGATCCGAATTGGCAACCAAACCCCAATTATACATATACAGAACTTGCCAAACAATATAGAGAAGCACATGGGATCCCAGAGTCAGTAACTAATAAACCTGTATCCATACCCAAAACCACACAAAAACGTAAACTTGATGCGGGTAATATTATTGGATTAGCAGGATTTGGCACAGCTGCATATCAACTCGGACGCGCTGGTATGGCAGCATATAGGACAACAAAGCATGGTCATACTAAAGCAGTTGCAAAACGAAATGCATGGAAAAGGGAAATGAATTCCACTTTCAAAGGGATGCACCATGAAAACCAACACAAAAGAAGAAAACAGTCTTAAATTTCTTAGTGTTTGATTATATTGATCAGCGATACAAAGAAATAAACAACAGCGCCAATAGCAATAATAGCAGCAGTATATTTAATTATTTCAACGATCGATGTTGTAGTATTTGAAAAAGCATTGATTTTACTTTGTTTGATTTCTTTTTCCATAGTTTCCATATTCATGTTATGTTCTTGTTTTGTGAATTCAAATTCGACTGCTTTGCTTACATAGCCATCCATATTTGTTAAATGGGATCCACAAAATTGACAAAAGCTTATGGGATCTTCTTTTTCAAAATATATTGTACCACCACAATGAGGGCATTTTAAGGATAACATGTGCATCATCTCCTTTTAGAATAGTATATCACATATAATTCAAAATGAAAATAGAGGAAGAGATCTTATTTTATGACAACATATTATGGTATACAACGCTCGGACACAAGTCTTGCCCACTATGGCGTCAAAGGAATGAAGTGGGGTGTCCGGAAGGCCATTGAGCGGGGAAATGCTAAGAGATTGGATCGGCATTATCGTAAAGCGGCCAGGAAACTTCAATTGCTTACAGCAAGGTCTGATAGGAATTTGGTAAAAACGGCTGGGAAGGAAGTTCGTCGGAGAATTGTTCCAGATGCACTTCTTGGAGGACTTGCGAGTGCTGCTGGAACTTACGCCATTAATCCTCATGTATCTCAAGCGGCTAGATTGAAATACGCAGGACTTGTCGGAGGTGCAATGGCTGGGGCAAATGTTCTTGCTGATGGAATCCAAGCTGCTCATTTGGCTCGATTGGGTTCTAAACGCGGTAATGCTAAACAGATGGCCAAACGCAAAGCATTTGAGAAGGAAATGCGCAAGGCATTTAAAGGCACATCCTATGCCAAAAAGATCAATCAGACAAAAGCAGATATCCACAGATCGATTGAACAGGCTAAGAAATCTAATAATCCGCAAATTATTCAGAGTGTTAATCGTCCAAATAATAAACAGCTTTCCAGAAAAGATCAGAAAACCGTCGACGAGGCTATGAAACGTTGGGATGATTCTTTCGAAAAGCATTATCAAACAGGATTA